TGACGGTAGGACCATCGGGGTGACCGAGTTCTCCAAGTGCTCTGCCTGAAACAACATGGTTCTCGTTATAGCGAGAAACTTCGCGGCGCAGAGTTTCCATAGGATACATACGACCATTGCGGTTCTTGATGTTTCCTTGGAGAAAAACTCCTTCAATATAAAGAGATTTCTTGCCGTTCTTCTGTTCGACAATGAATTCTACTGATTCGATCTCTTCTCTGATAAGTTTCATGATACTCTGCTTAGATTCTTTGAACTTGTTGATAATGAAGGGTTCCACTTCCGTCGCCCATACCAGCAACCATAAACGAACCTCTTAATTCTGCATAATCAGCAGAACCAGGAGTTTGAGCAACATAATTTGTGTGAATACCTGATGAATCATAATTCACAATGATTCTAGTATTAAAGTAACCATCCGTACCGGCAGTTACATTTACAGAATCAACGATCTTATGTGTAAAAGTCAGATAAGATGGAACACCGGTCAGAGTGACAGCATCGCCAACTTTAAAAGGTTGACCCGTTCCTTCAGGGAAATCAATAGTAGTTGTAGTTCCAGTTGTTACACCAACCACTCTTTGAGCAGCGACTTTACCAAGACGAATAACCTCGTCCTCACCGGCATGAACATAAAAATTAGTCGTTGCGGCAGTTGGAAGAGTTCCAATCGCAACGTGTACTCCAGCACCTTTTGCTACAAACCTGAGATATTCAGCTTGTTGAGAGATTTGATCTACTCCTCGTGCTGAAGACCCGTTTGTAACAGGAAAGTTAGAGTTTATCCCTACTGGTTTTAACGCCGACATTATGCTACAAAGATCATTTACTAGTTATTTATTTATTTTATTCTTCGCCCTCTTCTTCCTCTACCTCATCCTCGGTTTCTTCTTCAGAATCGAGTTGATCAACAACATCTTCACCATCGAAAACAGCAGATGCTACTTCGGGGCGATATGCGTCAATTCTTTCAGCAGATTTGGAGAAAAGAAGTTCTTTAATTTTGTCACTAATTTGTGATGGAGACTCATCACTAGCGACCATATCCAAGAGGTCATCCATATGTGGTGTTAATATACAACATAAGAGTATTTATGTATCAAATCTCTCCGCCTTTTGGCATTTCTGGTGCTTCAGTTGCGGACCCATCTGCCTCTGGTTCCATAGGAACTGCTCCTAATTGACCATTTGTTTGATCAAGTGGTTGTCCAGTTTCAGGATCTACAGGTGCATTTGGATCAGGAATGATACCTTTTTTAATTTCATCCGCGATCAATTGGTCCTGTTCAAGGATTTCAATATCAGTTTGACGCAGAATCTTACGGCGAACATAGTCTTGTGAGAAGTATTTGCCGATATAAGGTTCTGCAGTCTGAACCATTGTCAGTCTCTCATTCATGAGTTCTGACTCTTTCAGTTCAGAGAAGTGGTTATCATAGAGGAAGTCATACTGAATATGCTCACTCATTCTCTCCCAATCTTCTGGAGTAATGATGTTCTTCAGGATCAATTGGGTCTTCAGCATGTCATTAAACATGTTGGAGAATCTCTTTCTCAAACGACCAACGAACTTAGTAAACTTCAGTTCGTCTCTGAGGATTTCGGAGGATCTACCGAGATTAAATCCACCTTCGCCATCCATACGAGACGGGGGCACGTTAAGTGATCTGTATAACTTTTTCTTAAAATACTCAATGTCCGTGATTTCTCCAAGGTTTTGTCCTCCTGGAAGAGTAGTAATTTCAGTACCACGTCCTCCTTCTCTGCGAGGAAGCCAGAAATCCTCAAGCATTGCCATGTATTTTTTGTCATCACGGATCTCTCCAGTGTCAGCGTTATAAACAAGTTTGTTGCGATAACGCATCATGACATCACGCAAGTATTGTTCTGCCTTCATCTTAGGCAGATTACCTACATCAATGTAGAAAATTCTACGTTCTGGTGCTCTGGACAAACGGTAGATGACCAGAGAATCCTCAATCATACGAAGTTGATTGAGTGATTTGATTGCTTTGTGAAGATAAGAAAGTGTATTTCCTTTGTTTCTATCTACCAAACCAGATGTACAATAGGAAACTGAGTCCTTTGTCATCTTGATTCCTTGGCTTGCTCCAGTTTGAATTGGATTGGCAGAAGGATATCTTGGTTTTGGATTGTAGAGAAAATACTCCTCAATCTCAGGGAAGTCATAATCCATTGGATCATTCTTCAATGGATTGAGTTTATTTAATTCTTTCTCTTTATCTTTCTTTTGTGTGCGAACATGACGCATCTTCATTGCGTCAATATAACGCAACTCTTGAATACCCTCATGTGGGTTCTTCAAGTCAACAACTTTATGATAATAAATGCGTCCGTCAATATACCAATTACGATAGATTTCGTGTGCTTTCTTATCAAAGTCTAGAAGATCAAGAATATACTTGAATTCTGCTCTGATTTTTTTCTTGATACCATCGCTGGCATTCAGATTAGAAAGTTCAATTTCAATGGGAGCATCGTTCGTATCTGAAACGATTGCCTCATTCACAATATCTTCAATAGCACTATCACACTCAGGGTGCAATGCCATCTCACGATATCGCTTGATCAGTTCAAACTCGGTTCGGTATACACCTTCAAGGTCAACGTAAGAACCAAAAAAACCACTACTCGCAAAGTGGTCAACCCCATCCTCATTATTTTGAGGAATAGGGGAGACCGCTCCGGGAGATAGTGGTTCTGTGTCCTCTATCGAGAACCCAAACAATTTTGACATTATTTAATTTAACCTAAGTTTCTACTATTTATTATGGGTTAGGACCGCCTGCTCCGGTGACGGAGAAGGTCTGAACCTGGAAGGTGACTGTGAATTCTTCAATTGTATCAGAAGAATCGTAGCTCAGATCAATAGAGCTAACTTCCGTTGGGAAGATGTCTTCAAAGACATATTCCTTCAGAACGGCATTTGATTCGCCGCTGTTATCTTGACTGCTAGAAGTAGAACCTCTACCAAGTTGATAAACAGTTGCGTTTGCCATGTAGGCACTTGGGTCAGTGGCACCAAGGTTGTTATCCAACTTAGCGATGCCTTCCATCCATTCTTCAAATGCGTTTCTGACTGCGAAGTTTTCGTCGTTGATGACGGTTACAGTCCAGGTATCAACAGTTCTGTCTCCAGCAACCTTGAAAATACGACCTCTAAATGGAACGTCGATGTTTGCGATTGTCGAAGCAGGCAACTGTGCTGCCTTACACATAAATCTAAAGTTATTGGGATCCCAATCTGCGTTTGCCGCAGCTGCTGGGAACGTAGTCAGTTCTACCTCAAATAGATTGGGGCGTGCGCCGCCCCCCACTAGTGCTGACTTAAACTGAGAAATAGTTTTATTTTCTCTTGAAGTTGCCATGGTTGCTATCCTCCTTTAGTTATTTAGCTCTAAGATCAAACTCTGCCGACCACTTCTTCAAAGTCAACGCCAGTTCGCGTTGCTACGAAGGTGAGTGTGACATAGTTAATAGACTTCGCAGGCTTCAGGAAGATGTCTGCCCTGAACTCATTGTTATCAATGATATCAGGAGTGTTGTTTGTTGTGTCACAAACAACCAGGAATCCGTAGAGTCCTCTCTTCGCCTGAACATCGCGGAGATATGGTTCGACGATGTTTCTAAAGTTTGCTCTGGTCAGTTCGTCGTTGAGTTCAAAGAGTTGTGCCTCTGCTGCCTTCTGCAGTGCTTGCTCGACTGTCAGGAACAGACGGCGAACGTTGATTCTGTCGAAAGCGGAAGCATAACCCAGAGCAGTCTTATCACCAAAGAGGAGAGTTCCCAATCCAGGTTGAGTAATAACGGAGTTAATTCTCTGTGGATAGAGTTTGTCTCTTTGTGCCTTATTGGGGTTGTAGGCAAGTTTAACAGCGTTGTTAATAATACCGCGCTGTTGACCTGCGGGGGAGAACCAAGGATAAGCAACGATTGAAGTTCTAACCATCAGTCCAGCAATATCACCATTGGTTGGGATATAACGGAACTTATTGTTGAATCTATCGTAGGTATACTTATAACCTGAGTCAAACACTGCGTAAGAGGAAGACTGCAGTGAACTGAAGAAGTTAATCAGGTTATCAGTTTGAGTGTCATCGTTGGTTACGTTAACCAGGTTTGCTCTGTGTGGTCCAATTGTAGCAACACAATCTTTTCTGCTATTTGCGATAGAGATAAGTCTGTTTGCTTTTGCTTGTGATTCAAACTCGCTGTTAAATCCACCAGGACCCATGATCAAGTAATCGACTGCAATTTCTTCTCTGTTGGAGAAGAGATTGTATCCAGTCATCACACTTCCAAGAGAAGGACGCATTCCACCGTTAGAGGAATAGTTCTCACCACCAGTCAGAGTGTATGAAGTATTACCAATCGAAGCAAAGGTTACACCCTGAGCGTCTTGATTCCAAAGACCATCTCCAGTAGCGATGGGAACAAATCCTGTTGAGTAACTACCAGAATAAGTGGTAAATCCAGTTGCTCTAGGAGTAGTTCCATGATAAGCATCGATTGCGTTGGAGGGGTTACCGCCAGCATAGATGTACTCAGAGAAGTCTGCGAGATAAGTCTCATAGAAGATCTTCTGAGGAGAATTGACGTTGGAAATTGCGTCTGCTGCTTTAGAAACACTGACGTGCTTCTCAATGATGTTTCCTCTGATACCAGTAATTGTTCCAGTGTCATCAACAACTACGATGTGAGCAGCATCGTTGTATCCTTGTCTATCAGTAACATATATGTTAGTGGTAGGTTTGGGAGCAATTTCTTTCCAGAAGATAGTTGCGTTTTGCAAACCTAAGGTCTGTTGATCATACCAATCAACCGCGCTGGTTGGAGTGACCGCAGCATCTGCAGACGTACCAGTAACAATACCAGAACTGTTTACATATCTCAGTGATGATGTCGTCTTAATGGATCCAAAGGTTGTTCCTTCAGTATAAGTGATTCTCGTTTCAGTTGCTCCACCACCGACTGTTTCTACACGAGAAACCAGTTTAACATCAATGGTGCTATTTCCAGCACTAGAATCAGTCTTAACACCAGTGATGATGCCCTTAAGATATCCGTTGAACGCTGAAGTTGTTCCAAGACCAGCGATAACTACTCCAGAAAGAGAAGCAGTAACACCGTGACCGACCACAGCGCCCTGAGCAGCGGGGTTAGTGGTTCCGATACCGATGATTTGGTCTGCCATGTCGTCAATCCAGCAAACCTTCATTGAGTTTGCCCAACGACCTGGGTTCTTAGCAGCGTAAGTGAAGTTTGTTGCTTCAGTGTAGTTATTAATATAGTCGTCGTAGTTCTTGATCTTCAGAGAACTGGCGTTTGCCGCACCTACACCAGCATTTGCGTTTACCAGTGAATCGCCATCAACTCTGACAACTTTAAGAATACCACCGTAAGTCAGGTAAGAAGATGCGGTCATCCAGTACTCATACTGGGCATCAGTTGAGAGAGGCTTACCGAAGTACTCGATAAGTTCTTGCTCAGTTGTAACGTCGATGGGATCTTCGACGGGTCCAATTTCAAAAGGTCCTGCAATAGCACCAATATTATCTAAAACATTATCAGCTCTTCCTACTGTTAAATCAACCTCCCTGACTAATACGCCAGGAGATAATTGAGGAGTTGCCATGTTTTTCTCCGTAGTCTCAGTTTATCTGAAATTATTTAGAATTATGAGCACTTTCAGTGGGGAAACATGGCGTGAACTACCAATCTGGATAGTCCCAATCCAGAAACGGTGTTTGCTTCTTTCTAGTATCTATAATTCTTTTGATAGTGCAGTCCTTACATTCGTATGAATATGATGACGCAACTGCTCCTCTGTTCTTTCTGGTTCTATAAAAACCATCAATCAGGTTTTTAGTTTCACCACACGTTCTACACTTTCTATCTTGTAAGAGAAGATGTCCGAGTTTGATCTGTCCATCAAAGTCCATCTTCCTCCTTCTCGTAGTGAAATTTATGATGTGCTATTACTCTATATAATTCCGTTTTTATTTTTTCTGCGTGACGATATTCCCAACTTACTTTATCCATTCCTTCCATATATTTTTCCATGGCAGCATACTGCATCTTGACATCTTCAATTTGAAAACAAAGAGATATATCTAACTTTATCGGTTGATCTTCATCCATTATGAGAGATAGTCCCACATGAAGGATCTATCACCATACTCATCAGTAAACCATCTGTCACCATCCTTATCAACAAAAGTATCATCATCAAGACCATTGTTCATAAAACCGAATGGTGCCATGTCCTGTTCGATCTGATTCTTTTGTTCTTCATATAATCTCTTACGAACATCCTGATCAGTCAACTCTTTGAAATAGTCCATCTGGACCAACCAAGCATAGATGACGAGACACATTGCTAGGTCATCATTACAACCTTCTTCTGCTTCAAATGAGTTGCTCTTGGAAATGAACGTAGTCAGTTCTGAGATAATCTCATAATCATTGAATAACAGTTTGTCACTCTCAATCATTGCTTTGAGATTGAGTGCTCCTACCTTTTTGACAGTCTTACTCATCTTGACACCGAGTTGTGTCTTCTTACCAGAGAAACCCTGTCCAACAATCTGACCTGCTCTACCTCTCATAGAACACATCAGTAAGTTTTGATATTCTAGGTCATACTGAATAATACTTGCTACTTGATCTCCAATATCATTTACCTCACATAGGATAAATGCGTTATTATAATTCTTTGCTACATCATAGATGATGTTTGGGAACAACATCGGTTTAATATCATTGTTCCTATATTTGGCAACAACGGTATGTGGGAACTGTGTAATATCAATAACGACAAAGGCAGAGTAATCCTCACCCACTCCTCTTGCCACGTCAACAGTCATCACATAGTCATGTCCTTTTATTGTTGGTTGATATACATCTAACCCAGCATTTTGTGTGATTGGCGTTTCATACACCAATGATTTCAATTTACTTGGAGCAATCAGTGTATCAACAGATCCAAGGAACTCACACTCAAACTCAATCTTGAACTGTTGCTCTGAAGTGTTTGCGATTGTCTGTTCTTTCCAGAGATCATCTCTACCAGGAACCTCTGACCAATGAACATCAGTTGGTACATATTCATTCTTACCTTTCTCCGCATCATGCCACATGCGGTAGAAATGATTCATTCCGTGTGGCGTCGAGACAATAATAACTTTAGTGCTTTTACCAGAAGTAATAGTAGGATAAACAGAGGCAAAAAACGAATCAGCAATATGATTTGGAACGAATGCAAATTCGTCCAAAAACAAAATATTGAATGACATTCCTCGAACAGCTGAGGCAGAAGTTGATGCAGCCAGGATTTTGGAACCATTTTCTAACTCGATGTTACCTTTGTTCCATACTAAAATACCCTGCTGCATCCATTTTGGCAAATTCTCATATGCCGTTGCTAGTCTACCCAACAATTCTCTTGCTGTGGATGCTTTGTTTGCCAGGATGCCAATATTTACACTATCATTGAACAGCGCGTAATGTAAGAGATAAGATACCACAGTGGTAGACTTACCAGTCTGTCGTGGCATCTTACAGATATTAAATCTGTTCTCATGGAAGTTGTTGATCAACTTCTCTTGGAAATGATATGGTTTAAACGGGACCAAACCCTCATCAAGAGAAACGATTTTGACGTATCTCTTTGCGAAATAGACAGGATCCTCCTTACACCGAACAAACTCAAGAACTTGGTCTTGAGTAAATTCGATGGCAGTATTTGCCTTCTTTAGATTGGGATTACCAAGGTATACATTATCTGCCATGACTTATCTCAGCAATTCCAGCGTCTAAGTGCCTTGTTGATTCTGCTATCTGGATCTCTAGCAGTCTTGGCAGATGTGAGTCTCTTCTTCATACCCTTCATTCTAGAGCAGAAAGCCTTACGACGCTTTGCTGACTTTGAACCTTTCTTTAATTTAGATGGTTTTGTTGTAACAGCAGTCTTCAGTTTTGAACCTGGATTTTCTCTACGATAAGCATCAACTGCTTTCTGACTAAGACCATCAGTCTTATCCTTACGATTTACTGACTGCCAGTCTTCAGTGTAGAGAAGTGGTTCACCTGGATTATACTCAGAAACTTGATAACTTGTGACTTTACCACCAGGATAGACTTTTTCAATTTGATCCTGAACTTCTGCTCTGCTTGGTTTAACAACAGAGGGGAAGAACATCTGGATAGAATACATTCTACCTCTGAAGGAGAGGAGAACCATTACAATGTTACCAGTTCTTTGTGGAATTCTCTGCGCCTCTTTTACCAAATCGGGGCAAGATTTTTTACCATGAACTGGGCACTCCATACCTTTGTCGGTATGAGTACAAACATCAAGATGCTTTTCTTCTTTCTTGACGCAATTTGGATATCTCTTTCCAAACATTGTCTTCATACCTTTCTTCTCATATCCCTTCCAGCACTTCTCATCAAGTTCATATTCAGTCTCTTCTTTCTTGGACTTGTTGCCCCAGTTAGCAGCACCAACTTTGCGACACTTCACAAGGGCACCAGAGGCATATGCTGATGGCCATACGGAATAGCGAGACTTGACTTTATGATAGCAAGCGTCTTTCTTACCTTCTTCGATATCAATCTGATCACCCACTTCGATGTCATGCTCCTCAAACCAACCACGGTTTACTTCCAGGGCGCAGAGAACTTCACCATCAGAAGATACTGGTGTTTCTTCAAGTGGTTCTAATTGTTTGATACTCTCAATGATTCCATCTTCAGTGATGAAAGCAATATCAAGAGGAATTCTTGTCTCAGTCATATGGAACGACTGTTGTGCGGTTTCATCAAAGATGAACAGCATTCCACTATTTTCCTCAAGACTCTCACGGAACATAAGTCCAAGATTGAAATCTCTGATGTTATTTGGGATTTCAATGTTAAGAGGCAGAGTTACAAACTCTGTGCTTTCTTTTACAGATTTCATTTTAGGTTTATCCGTTGAAACATATGTGGGTTTTGCTGCTCCTGTCTTTTGTGGTTGACCTGGGTCAGCAGCTCTCTTTCTTCTCTGAGCAGACTCTCTTTCTGATTTGCTCATGCTTGCTCTCTTAGCAGAAGACACACACTTAGGTGTTGTCTTCTGACCTGGTTGACGAGCACATGGTTTACCGGATACAACTTGCACCCAACCTTTCTTTCCATCTTTTGATCTAGACTTGCCAAACCAATCACGAAGACCTTCTTCGCTTACGGTTCCGCCACCATTACCATTTCCACCATTGCCATTTCCGTTTCCATTACCATTGCCGTTACCGTTCTTTTTGGTATCGGTTTCATCATCTACAGAATGACCGTTCTCTTTGCGAAGATATCCGGCACGACCAACCACCTTGAAACCCTTGGGGATTGGTTTACATTTTTCATCTGTATAGCAGTAATAATATCCTGCTTTACATTTTCCGTTCTTCTCTTCGTTCATCTCTTTAGTCTTTTTCTTCATGGAGTTAATGAACTTTCTATAAACCGCTGCTTCTGAAGTCTTTCCCATTTCTCTTGCTCTCTGTTCCATGGCAACTGCTGCCTGGATTTTGTGAGCATGAGATCTTGACGAATTGCGAATCTTAGAAACAGATGCTTTAGCGGTTGCAACATCCTTAAATCCAAGTCCATGAATCGTACCTTTTGGATTCTCATCCGTATAAAGGTCAGAGTGTTTTTTGGAATTTGCTGGTTGCCCAGGTTTTCTTGGAATACGAGGGTTGCTCATTTAGACTTTTTTTTACGACCGGCACAATGTGCCTTTTGTGAGAATCCTTTCGGATTTGAGCAGTCAATACTCTTTTTATATTTATTACTCCACTCTTCTTGGAATTGTTTAAAGGTTTTCATTATCCGTCAAGTGCTACAGTAAGACCAAGCGACATGCCTGGGAGTGATGTCCAGGAAGTTCCATTATAGAACTCCATCTTTTGTGTGGTTGTGTTATATATCATCGCACCCTCATTGAAAGTGCCTGCGTCTCTAGCAACGGTTGTATATTGTGGCATGTAAAATGCACCAGATACTGTCGCAATTCCAACTACATTTAAGTTTCTGCCGACCTGTACATCACTTCTAGCAGTAACGATACCAATAGAATCAACGTTCTTTACATCTTCATAAGTGGCAATACCTGTAACAGACAGATTAGTGACTGTGAGGTTTGTGCCTGTGCAGGTCTCAGCTAACTCAGATGGAGCACCAGACAGTGCTGTGCTAGCAATACCAACCCACTGCGAACCATTGTAAATCAGTAGTTCATTTGTGCCTGTGGTTTGATCAAAACTTACATCATCCAGATCCTTAATGAATCCAGCACCACCGCCACCAATGGTAGAGATTTGTTGTTGAATTCTATTGATGAATAATCTGTAGTGACCAGCAAGATCATCAAGAGTCGCAAACTTTTGATCCATTGGTGTTAATGGATCTACTTGTCCTCCTACAGACTCCTTTTCTTCTGGTGGTTCGTTGAGAAGTCCTTCCTGAAGATCTTTGATCTCTTTCTGTTCGGTCTTGATTGTTCTAACAAGTTTGAACAGTTCTTTGATGTCAACTTTTACATGACGAATCTCATCATCATAGTATTTGACTTCAGGTAGAGAGGAAACTTCTTTTCTGAGATCTTCAAAATAGTCAAGCAACAGTTTGTCTGTCTTG